CGATGCCCTGGATGTTGCCGAGCTGGGCGAGGTCGGGGAGGCCCGACATTTTCGCGATGTTGCCGATGCTGGCGATGTTGGTGAGCTGCGACAGATTGCCGAGCTGCGGCACAACACTCGCCAGCTGCGAGAGGTTCGCCAGGCTCGAGATATCGAGGTTCGCGAGGTTGCCCAGGCTGGAAAGCGAGGCGATGTTGCCAAGCGCACCGAGGTCCAGGCCGCCGAGGCCGCTGAGCATGCTGGAGAAGTCCATGCCGCTCAGGCCTGCCAGCTGACCCATGCCGGCCAGGTCACCGAGCCCGCCGATGTCGCCCAGGCCGCCAATGCCGCCGGACTTCTTCTTGGACTTGATGATCAGATGATTGGTGTCTTTGGTCTGGTGCTGCCAGTGCTGCTGATCCTCTTTCTCGTGGATCAGGCCGACTGACTCGTCCTGCTTGCCGTGCGGGGACGGGGTCTTCGGACCGTAGTGGAAGGGCTCGACGGTCGATAGCTCAGCCTGTCCGCCGACAGACCGCATCAGGACTTCCTGACCAACCTTCGGGGGCACGGAGAACTTCATGGTGCCGTGAGAGAAGCTCTGCCACGGCTGCCAGTCGCTGCGGACAGTGCCCTCGCCGCCCATGGGGTCAGCGTTGGACTGAGACCCGCTCGGGGTCTGGTCCTGGCCGTCATTCATTTTGACGTACCAGCGGTCCTTCTCGTACTTGACTTGGACGACCTTACCGAGGCGCTCCTTGTTCTCGAACTTGCGTTCGAGATCCTGCATGCGTCGCTCGATCGACAGAAGTGCCCTCATTGTTACTCCTCGACAGTGAAGTCCGTCTGCTCGTCGTTCTGCTTGCCGTCCGCCATGTGGACGTGGCCGCGCGTGTGATTGGACCGCGGCAGCTGGTTGATGCGCTGTCCGGTGGCAGGGTCGTAGAAAAAGTCGCGGGCGAGGACTCGGTTATGGCCGATGGTGAGATCGCTCTCCCATTCCACGACGCCGATCGACACGCCTTCGCGGCGGAGGACTGGCTGGCTGAGCCTGCGGAACTTGACCATGGTTGCCGGCGCCGCATTCGGGTCGCCGAATTTATTGAGGTTCGCCTCGATGGCGATGGTCTCGACGTATTCCCAGGCACGGGCGTCGCCATCAAGGGCGACAAACCTGTTCTCGTCGATGATGACGATCACGACACGGAGCCGCGCGTTCAACTCTCCGGTAACCTCGTGGTCTCCGGTCGAGTTCATCACAGCGACACGGGCGGACGGCGTCTTTACCGTCCACTCTGCGATGTCGTGCTCGTCGAATTGGCCGTCGTACCAGTCGACATCCATGTCGGGGTACAGGGCTTTGACAAAGTCGATGATCCGGTTGCGGAAGTCGACGATCTTGCTCATCAGTCGCCTCCATGCGCCAGATAATCGCGGATCATCTTGGAGATCCGTCGCTTGTTCTCGTCCGAGAAGCCCATGAACGGGCGCGGCGGGATCCGCTTGCCCTTGATCATGCCTCGCGTCCGCTTCACACCGTCCTGCAGGTAGGACGAGTAGGACTCGCCTTGCTTGTTCAGGGCCGTGGAGCTGAGCACGAAGCCGTCGTGGCTGATGTCTTGGATCTGAATGCCCCTGGACAACTCACCGCTGTCGAACAGGACGCTGTCGCTTCCGTTCCGGAGCTTGATGGTGACGTCGCGGAGCGCCGCCCAACGTTCGCCGTCAGGCCCGGTCTTGCTCCGCACGATGCGGTTGACCGTTGATCGCTTCATGTACTCGGCAGCTGCTGCGTAGACTTCCTCCAGGTGGAGCGTGTCATGCAGCAGGCCGGCGATCCGCTTGTTGAGCTTGCGGAGGTCGCCGGAGTCGATCTTGACTTGCAGGTCGGCCATCAGGCCCTCCCGCAGTCGAACGAGCCTCCCGAGCGCTTGACGTTCGGATCGGTCGTTGTGGTCGTGCCGTCGCCATTGTCGACGGTCGTCGGCGGCAGGCCGAGGCCAACCTTGCCGGTTGAAATCTTCTCCAGCAGAGCCAGAGCGTCCTCATATCGCACCCGCATCTCGTCGGTGCGGCTGGTGCGGCCCAGCGCCATCTTGTAGATGGCGATGTCGATCGCACAGTTCCTCACCACGCCGGGCGTGGGGACGACTGGGATCGTATACTGAGCGGACAGATAGGCGTCGCAAATCTCGTCGGCGCCCTCCAGCCCCTTCGCCACAACGGCAGGGTCCGGCGTTCCGTCTCGGTCGTAATCGGCTACGCGCACTAGGAGGTCGGTGCCGTAAAGCTCGTCGATGTCCTCTTTGGTCGCGTAGCCCATCACAGGTCCTTACTTCTTGGCCTTGCCTTTGGCCTTCTTCTTCTTCGAAGCGGTCGTCTTGGACTTGTCGGCGCCGGCATCAGCCTCGCCTTCGTCTTCGTCCCCGTCTTCGTCGCCAGCCTCGTCACCGGTTTCGTCACCAGCTTCGTCACCAGCTTCGTCGGCGTTCTCGTCGCCGGCCACTTCGTCAGTGGTGTCGGTCTGCTCGGGCTGATCGGTCGCTTCCACGACCTCGGCCGTTTTGGGTTCGACCGGCTCAGCGGCGGGCGCTGCCGTCGCTTCAGACTGCTCGACATTGCCGTGCAGGTTGGCGAAGCGGGCCTCTCTGACCTCTTCCGAAGTCAGCCGATGCGTTCGGTTCTTGCGATACGCAGCTGCCTCGCGGGTGCGAAAACCCTTCGTTCCAATCATGAATGTCTCCAGAGTCACAAAGAGCCCTCCCCGGTTTCCCGAGGAGGGTCTTGTGTTTCAGCTAACCGTCAGAGACGATTACGACGCCAGCATGTGCTTGAAGGCGACGATGCGGACGATCTTCGGATCGTAGACGCGCTGCCAGTTGGTCGTGGTCGCCAGCTCGGCGTTGGACGGCGTCACGCCGGCCTGGGTGCCGCCCAGCCACTTCACGCCGCGGGGATGCATGACCCACTGACGGCGGTTCACGATGTACTCCTGGCCCATGCCCTTCAGAGCCTGGCGCTCGACCTCCACCGGAACCTTCGGGGAGCGCTCGCCGTAGCCGATCGCGCCGGGGCCGAAGATGTAGGAGGTGAACACGCGGGTCGCGCCCGAACCCGAGACGGGCATGCCGTCGTCGACGATGACAGTCTTGCCGAGGTAGGTCGGGACCGTCAGCTTGCCCTGGCTGTCGGGCACGAAGTCGATCAGGTCGGCCTTCACCATCGCCTTGAGGGTCAGGGAGTGGACCGCGACGGCGTTCAGACCGCCCTGCTCGTCACCGAGCAAGAAGGCCGCGTCGATGAAGGAGTCGGCGTCGAAGTACTGGGCACCACCGGTCAGCGCGGAGATGTCGTTGACGTTCGCAGCCATGCCGGCCGAGCCCATCGCGCCCGTGAGGGTCGAGAGCAGAGCGGTCTGCATGCGCTTGTTCCACCAGTCGGCGAAACGGTTCGCGATGGCATCGATCGGGTCGGCGCCGGACAGGTCGGCCGCCAGGTCGGTCGAGCCGAAGGCCTTACCGCGCAGCAGCTTCACGGCCACGTCCTGGCCGGTCGTCATGTGACCAACGGTCAGGTCGGTGGTGTCGTCGAGCACCTGCTCGGCGTCGGAGGCGTCGAGGTCGTTGAAGAACGGCATGTTGACCGTCTTGCCTTCGATCTCGGCGTCGATGACGCTGGACAGGTCGGTGATGATCCCCGACGTGAACAGTTCCGACTTCTGCGTCGAAAGAACCTGGACGTACTTGTTGAACTTGGTCGGGACGATCATGTCCGCGAGAGCAGTTGCAGTCATTTCTCACTCTTGTTGTTGTGGACTGGCTGCAGCTTTTGCATTCAAGCAAACGCCCGGACAGAATCCGGGCGCCTGCATGTTGGGAAGGCGGGAGGACTTAGTCCTTCACGCCGGCCGCTGCTTTGAGCTGCTTGGCCAATTCGGGTTTGGTGTTTTCCAGCAACATTTGCTGGGTCATGTTTCGGGTCTCCGCGGCCCAGGGGTTCACGACCCCACCTGCCGGCGGATTGGTCCCCGAACCGGGGTTGGTCCCCAGACCGCGCTTCTCGTCAGGCTTGAAGAGACCTGCGCGGCTCTCGCGGATCTCAGCGACGAGATCGGCGACTTCGAACGCGGCGCCCGTGTGGTCCTTGATGCGGGGGACGCCGTTCTGGTCAATGACCTCGACGACGACCTTCCCGTCCTTCATGGACGTGCGGACGTACTTGCTCACCAGAAGCTCGACGGCATCCCGCGCGTCGTCCAGTGGGTTGGATTTGGCGACTTCGGACTTGATCTGGCCATCGGCCATCACCGTCTGAAGCTGCCCCGTCAGGCTTTCGATCGTCGCCTTCTGGCCGTTGACCTGTCCGACCAGCTCGGTCTCACGCAGATTGAACTGCGCGGTGAGCTGACCCTTCAGGGTCTCGACCTTGGTGGCAGCGATCGTCTCAGCCTCTTTCGTGGGATCGAGAGCTGACAGTCGTTGTGCCGTTTCGAGCGCCGTCTTGGCGGCCTCGGGCGTGATTTCACCGAAAGCGCCGATACGCTCGATCGCGGTGCGAGCCGCGGTAGCGTCCAGGCCTTCATACGGCTTGAGCTGCTCCTTGAGGATCGAGACGTTGTTACGCTCGTTGCCCAAGGCGGTTTTCAGGCCGGTGGTGTTGTCGAGTTGGAAACCGTCGACCGCCGTCACGTTCAGGAAGAACTGGTTGTCCTTCTGCACGTAATAGCCGCGGAGGCCCTCATCGAGTTCATTGAGATCTTTAACGACTGCTTTGAGCATACCCATCCCGGGAAATGCGGGGCATCCCGCCCCTCGTGATAAAAGGCCCGTCCAAGCGTCCCGCCTGGTGGGCCGGTGATATCCCCGAGGACTCGGGGAATCAGAGTTGCCGGCAGCGACCGTCCGAAGCCGTCCCGGCGTCGGTTGGTCATTGCTGGCGAATTGGTGTTGGTGGCTGAAGAGGCAGGATTCGAACCTGCGGTAGGCGCAGTAACAGTGCGCTGCCTTACCTACTTGGCTACTCTCCAAAGGAATTGTTC